GCATTGCGCAGACTTTCGTACGCACTGAGAGTAGGCAGCGCCTTCATGCTACCAGCCACAGTGCCCTTAAGCGCCTGCGCGACAGCGTTACGGTCAATCTGGCCGTCTGGTCCGATGGCCCCCTGAACCGCTTTGCCCGCTTCGATGTTACCAAGCGTATCCGCCACTTGGCCCATCTTAAGGACCATATCCAGCGGATTGGTTGGCTGTTGGGGGCGCGGGTAGCTGGAAAAATCAAAATCTGGCATTAGTATAGCGCTCCAGCCACGCCTGCGTTGTTGTAGTTGTAATTATCGGGAGTAAGGTTCATGGGGCCATAAATACTTCCGCCCCCACCTCCACCATTACTTCCCATCAATTTCTGCAGCATCGCGTAAGACGACAGGCCGTTTCCGATACCTCCGATCGCGCCGCCAATGCTGTTGTACATATTGGCGTTCGCATTACCAATACCGCCCAGCGCACTGTTGATGGAATTAGTCGCCGCCGTGCCAGCCCCCGTCAGCGAGTTCACAGCGTTGGCCCCGGTGTTGACGACACCTTGCATAGCGTTGGTGCCCGCGCCAAACACGTTTTGTAGTTTGTCGACGAGCGAACCCCACGTCGATCCCGCCAACCCCTGCGTGTAATTGGAAATGCCTTTGGCTACCGCGCCGGCCGACCCACCCAGCCCGCGAGCCGCCAGTGCATTCTGAACCGCTCGGTTTCCCTGATTAAGTTGGAACTGGTACCCCGGCAACTGGGACAACACTTCGTTCATGTCCGCGCCGGGGGTGGTAAGCTTGATTAAAGTGCTGAACGGATTGTTACTGTCGGTCTTCAGCCAGTCCTGTAGATTGCCGAGCATCCCAGCCCCGGCATTGATGTAAGGCATCGCGAGTCCTTTATTGGACTCATATATCTTGTTGGTATTGGCGATCATAGCGTTAGCAGCTTCTTTCTGGGCGTTAGCTGCGTTGCTAGATCCCCAGATACTACTAAGACCGCCGATTACGCTGCCCCCAAGAACTGCTGCCGCGACCATGTCAGTCCCCTATCCATTTGGCAACGTAGGTGTCGGCTGGCTGGAACCCAAGAACTTCATGCAACCCGGCCAGACCCATCTGGTTCCGGGTCTTGTAACCAGAATACCACACGCTTACGCCACGACGCTTAAGTTCCTTCTCGGTATGCCTGAACAACGGCAAGGCCAACCCCCGGTTTCGGAACTCTGGGACTACGTACAGTATGTCCATGGTGCCAGTGAGGGTCGTAGAATAGTGGAACCCCAAGCGGACCTGAGCGACATAGTACGCCACCACTCTACCATTCCACCGGGCCGTGGTCAAGAACAGCGACCCTTCCCGTTCCCGGCGAACATATTCCGCGTAATCAGGAACGAGCGGCATTCGGTCCTGAAACAGAGCCAGTTCTCGATGGTGTGTAGGGAACAGTTCCCGTAGTTCGGGAATGCTGTGTTCGAAACTATCTACTTGCACCGTGATCACTTGACAGCCTCGCCAAGTTGTAATAAAGTGCGAAACTTAAACATAGGAGAAACACCATGCAGTTCGTTAAAGATTTCGTTTTTTTACGTCAAGAATGATCGTTGGGAATGCCAAGTATTGCCGGGGCTTGGCAGGCCATCTTGGGTTCGATCTTTCTTTTATGTTTTGTTCCATTTTCGAGAGATTAGGTTGATGTATTGGGACAAGACTTAATCGATCCGTACGTCCACCAGCATATGGATTCGATCGTCTCTGGAGTTGTTGGTCACGGAATGTTCGGCCGACGCGTCAAACCACCATAATTCTCCCGTCTGCATCACCACGGTTTCGTCGCCGCAATTGAACAGCGAACCCGGCAATCCCTGCAAAACCAGATGGAAACGGGTATAGTATTTGGCGTAAATCCCCATCGTGTCCGAATGGGGCAGGATCTTGCGTCCCGGCTCTAGCCGCGTGACCACTACCCGACCTAGGCGCACACCGCCAACCGTGTTCATGATGGCCTTGGCGGCGTCTTTGGCTTTAGGCAGCGCCAGCATGGCAGGAGTGTCTATGGCCTCCAGATCGTTACCATCAGGCAACCCGAACCGCAGCAAAATATCATCTACGTCCTTATGGGGAGTACCTTCGAACTCGCGCCGGCAGTTATCCACGTTCCAAAGTTGTGGGTTTCGCATCAGAGCGACACGAAGGGGGGTTACGTCGATTCCTTCAGCCAGCTTATTGAAATAACGCATTGTACTCACCCTAGTTGGAGACTACGCCATGAAGTATTGGCGATCTGGTAGAAAACCTGTGACTTGCTGTTAGGCAACGAATAAGCCGTATCTACACCCAGAGAATCGATCTGGCCTCCCACGGGCGGGTATACTTTAAGCTGCGCCCCGCCGTAATTAAACACCACCGATTGTCTGCCGGTACCGCTATCGGGGATCAACACGCCAGTGCCGATCGGTGTGTTAGTTATTTCATTCCAATCTTTGGTAAGGCCCAGCGCGTCGGATTGTACAGAACCCGTGGCAGTTAGCCCCGTGGCAACGGTAGACGCGGCAGTCGGGACTGTGGAAGTATATATAGGGTCGGCTCCGGGGCCATTGCTTTGCAAAAACCCCCCGGCTGAGGGGGGCAGTACTTCCCACCCGGTTGCCCCCCTAAATAACACGTCCCCGTGCAGGTTACCGAGCAAGTCCAGAATCTCGCTTATGTTCTTAAGGTCTACGTCCTGTCCCGGATTCATTATTGGAATCTGGTTGGGCGCGTCGGCCACGAACTCCTGCCAGTTCTGGGAGAAGCGTGCTAACATTCCCCCGCGCACACTTCCTATAGTGTCCAAGATGGCGCTACCAGCGCCCGAGTTTGCGTTATTATACAGACTATTTACAGACGTAAAAAACTTGTACCACACGGGGCTTACAAGTATAGGAACCCCGGCGCTACCAAGCAGGCCGATAGCTTCAGTAGAAGTAGGAAGCTGGTTTAGTTGGCTGCCTGCCACACTACCTCCAACCCGCGTTGCTTGGCAATGTTAACGATTTCCTGCTCGCTGGAGTATATACCAATCGGGCGATAACCGTTAGTAGTCTTCTCCAGAGGGGACATGAACCATAAACCTTCCATGGCCCACGCGTAAACTTTTCTACCAGTGCTGCCCGAAGCCCCAACGACCTTCATGTTTCGGCCTCTTCAGGATCGATGTACACCCCGTTAAGCGCGGTTTTGACAGCGGCTGACCACACCAGTTCATAAACTCGGGTTCGGGCCATGCCTAAGCGCGTAGCCTGTGCTACCACGTCATACTGGCCTTGCATCCCAATAGACATTTCCACGGGATCGGTGAACGACCGGCCCCCATCATCACTTATATAAAGTAGCACGACTACAGGATCTTCCGCATTAACATCCGGGTCGGTGCCACATTCCATATAAGCGCGCAGCGCCCAGTGAGAAATGCGGTTGAGTTCCTTTTCGATTACCGGAAACCCACGTATGTACGACACCGGACCCCCGGCGTCATCGTACACGTCGAAGCTCAGTTCGTAAATATCGCCTGTTTCCCAGTCTTGCGCAAAATTCTTGTTGTAAGCCGACGCGTAGAACAGCGCCCTGTCGCGGTTAAGCCCGCCGTTTTCGTCGGTCCAAGCGAACTGCGCCCACTGGTCGGTTGCGAGATCGTACACCCAAGTCTTGTTGGCGCTCGGAAAAGTAAACGAAACGAACGTATGGCCCCCCATCTGGAACGACGAACCCACCACGTCCGAAATGGTGACATATCTCTGGATTTCCTGCTCGATTGCGTAGGTGGACACGCGCTTGGGTACGTATCCTTCCGTTTTCACTATGATGGCTTGCCCCTGTTCGTTGATCGAAACCCAGAACAATGACGTGTCAGCGAACACCACCGAGTATTTAGAAGCACACCCATAAGGCAAGAAGGTGGACGGCATGCCTTCGAACGGAAAATCTACTGCGCCCGATAAGATCCAAGGCTCAGTAGAACTTTTGTCTCCAAACAACCACAATTCCTTAGACCTGATACCGATCGAAATTAAGTTATCAGAGTACGATACCTTGGCCGCAATGTCGAGGGGATCAAAGGTAAGCGAATTAGGCTGGCTGATCACGAAGTTCTGGGTATTCGGAATAGTGTTGAATATGAAATAAGTCTGCAGATAGGACACAACGTCCGCGCCCGTGAACAGCCCGGTAACATCAACGATGGGACCAAAAGAATAGTCGACCATGTTGATTTTGTAGCCAGTAGTGGTGCCATCTACCAGAGCTATTTCGGCACCACCGCTTATACCGTTATCAGCCATCGAGATAGGGTTGGTACCGTCGTCAATCTGGCCGATATAAGTGTACCCGTAGGCCCGGTTTATAAAATAAACGTTCCTACCAGCTACTGCGTACAAATCGCCGTTGGAGGCGCAATAAAGGCCACGGCCCGCTGCCGGCTCCGGGCAAGTCCATCTTTTAGTCTTGCCCGGCCTAGGATAGTGTGTAGTAGGCATGGGGGCACGAACGTTCTGGGGGTTGTTTTCCAGAAACAGGTTCACGCAACGCTGAGCGGAAGCCACCAGACTACGGGCCTGATAAGCTCCCGACAGAAGCGGAATGCCGTCCATGCCGGACTACCTTTAGGCGGACTTAATAGCCGCCCAGATACCGTCCCGAGGACAGAAGAAAGCCACGGAAACGCCCCCAGCCATGGCGTAGGCATTGGCGTTGGCAGACCCGTTGATGGTGTCCGTGGTACCCGTCGCTTTGTTGGTGTTGGGGTTCGCGTACACGTTAGACGAGTTGCCCGAGGAATTGAACACCTGCAGGGTCTTACCCGCAATGGCCTGCGGCAGCATGACGCTGTCGCCCGCCGTGGCGACGGTCCGGAGTTCAACCAATTGGGCTTCCAGACCCTGCTGGTTTGGGTATCCGATCGGAGTGGCCGACGCCTGACCACCACCAGCGCGTGCCGTTACCGACTGGTACAGGCGATTGTTACCCCCTGCCATACCAAGAAGCCATACGAAATCGGGCTGTCCGATACCCTGCCCCTGCTGCGGCTGGCGACCCACGGTCATTTGCGTTCTCCTGTGTTGGATCAGTTCCCAAACTGATCGGAATAGATATTGTAACCCGAACCCTGCTGGAGCAGCGACACCGGCATGCCCATATCGGGCAATTGAATGTTGGCCTGCATCACCACATCGAGTGAGTCGTTGGCCAACCGGATTAGTTCCGGGTCCATTCTAGCTCCCTTGCCGTAAGCCTGACGTAGCCTACGCGCAAGGTTGAATTTCATGGCCGGTACGTAGCCGTCCGGAAATTCGGACAAATCCGTGTCCAGCGTTATAATCGGCATCGTGTTCTTGGTGGTGATATAAACGGCGTACTGGTCCGCAGTCGGCCACGGGTAAATTTTCAGCAGCGCCTGTGGCATCGTAGTATCGAGGAACACCGCTTCTGGAAACGACACCAGAGTTTTCAAGTTAATCTTGTCGTACTCTTCGCGAGCGTCGATGACCTTCAGAGGGGTGTCTACCAAATTAGTGCCCGTGTTCTGAAGCTGGCGTACGAAGGCAGATTCAATACGGTTAGGACGCGGCGTGAGGGCATACTCGCCCGCTGGTCCCACTGTATAGCCTCCTGTATTACGACCGTCCGACACGAAACCCGTGTTCAACAGGCTCCACACCATAAAACGCTGGGTGCGCCACTGTCCCAACATGTCGTTTAGGTCAGACAGGGCGTCCTCTGTGTCCGACGCAGTTGGCTGCATGGCGCGGCTGGTAATGCCCGCTTTCATCAGCGCCTGCGTAACTAGAGAACGCCCCGTGTCCACCATGGTCGTTTACTTCTTAAGGGCGCTGGGCAACGAACGCCCGTTGCCGTCGTTGGTGGCCGGAGACTGGGCAGCGTCGCCTGCTGCCTGTCGCACCACGTCTTTGAGCGTCGTGGCGACAGGCTTGCGTCCCTTCTCCGGGACTTCCAGACCAGCGGCCAGCAGCTTGGAACGCAGTTCGCTGAGTTCTTCGTCCTTGGCAGCGAGGGCTTCGGCCATCGTCTTGGTCGGAGTGTTCCGGTCGATGATTTCCGCAATCTCCGGGTTCATCGACCGGAACTCTTCCTCGTCTTCCTTGTCGTAGAAAGTTAGGATGGTGCCGGTGTCGTCGATCCGGATCGGCTGGTTGCCGTCCAGTAGCGGCATTTTTGGGTATTCGCGAAACTGGTAAGGCGGAAACTTGGCCGCGTTGGTGTAGTCCACCAAGGGGATCGAGCTTCGAATATCATGCGGCTTGAAAGTCTGCTGCTGATTGTTTTGCTCGATGTGCCGGGCGCGCGACCGCTCCGACAGTTTCATGTTTTCCAAGACTGCCGCTACTGGCATTTGTAGTTACTCCTGTTTACTGTGGGTTGAGGATCAGACCGGGCGCTTGCGGTTGCCCGGCTGTTTCAGTTTGCCTTTCTCGACCTCGTCAGTTGAAACTTCGTCCGAATGAGGTCGAGGGGAATTGATAGTACCGTCTTTCATGTCCTGACGAATAAACCCATTGTCGTGGGTCGGGTCGGCGTCCTGCCCCCGAATTCCGTCACGATCGGCGTCGTCATGGGCTAGAACTCCCTTGGGAGCGTCGGGGTACACGATAGCCGAACCGTCGTCGATTACCACGCCATCATCGTAGTTATCCGGGCTGGCACCGTCAGGAAGCTGGCCCTGCGCGGCTTCGTGATCAGTAAGCTTGGCAAGTTCTGTCTTGCCCCCCGCAGATGAAGTCTTGGGCACCATATCCGAAATATCGGACGGGGGAACGACGCCATCGCCATGACGTTGGTTGCGAGCCATAACATCGTGCACGCTGTCGCGGTTGACTACGCGCGGGACCTTGTCCGAAATGTCGGACGAATAATCCGAATTTCCGAACTGAACCGGCTCCCCTACAATAGGGGGTGGGGGGCTGGCAGGAAGTTCCGGGGCCGGCTCGTCGATTTTGGTGAGTTCTTCTTCGTGGCTGTGCACCACGTGCTGGGTGTTGTCCGACTTGCGCACGACGTACTTGGGGTATTCTTGCCCTTTGGGGATTGCTACCCCGCGCTCGCGAAGCACAAGCGTTACGTGCTGTACGTTTTCGGGGCTGGCGTCAATACCGAGATAGCGACATACTTCCTTCACGAAAGCCATTTCGTGGGCGGCGTCGGGGCTTACCCGAGACGCTTGGTCCTGCTGGATCTGGGCACGGATTTCGTTGGCAGCTTCGAGGGGGCCTAGGTAGCGCATCAGTGTCTCCGATTTGGGAATTGTTACCCCGCCTGAGGGCATTCAGGCGGGGCCGTGGTTTGTGATGCGAAGGACCCCTGCTTAGACCTTGTCGGGCACGACACAGCCCCATTCGGGGCGTGTGGTGAGTGAACCGAACAACACGTCGAGACGAGACGCTCGCTGGTCGGTGCCGATGATGTAGTCCGCCACATAGCGCATCGAGACGTTGTCGTAGCGGTGCCGGGCCGTGATCTTGTTTTCCGGCATCGGCAAATCGCCAGTCGCCATGGTGATGGCTTCCGGGACGTAGCGGAAGTTCTTGCGATAAGTGACGCTGGGATTGGTATACAGCGAGATCGCCGCACCGTTGGCCGGGGAACTCACAACCGTCTGGTACTGAACGTCATTGCCGTTTACCGACGGAATCAGCGACGGATAAACGTTGAGGCTGGTCGCACCGTTGGCCGCGTTGGTGAGAATCACAAACTGGCGGAGTTCGCCGGTCGTGGTCTTGGCAACGCGGTTTACCGCAACGCAGCCTGCGATGGTGATGATGTCGCCAACCAGAAGCGTGCCAGTGATGGCATTGGTGATCACCGTGGGACCAGTCTGGCCCGCGCCGTTAACGGTGCCGGCCGTGAACGTGCCAGCCGTATGCTTGATGGTCAGAGCGTCCGAGAACCATAGTGCGTTCAGCGCCCGGTACATCACACCATCGTAATACTGGTCCGAAATCGCGGTCGACGGGTTGAGAAGGCCCGACAGCGAAGTTACGACGCGAGCTTCGGTGCGCGGGTCGTTGATGATCTTGTGCTTGACCGGCGGGGCTGAGTTGATGTCGAGCGTCGCCTTGGCGTCGAGATAGGTGCCGTCGTTGGGCGACAGGATGTTGTTGTTGGCGTCGAGATTTGCCGTGATATTGCAAAGCGCTTCCGCGTTCTGCTGCATCACGTTCGACGACACCTTGCCGGCGAGATTGTTCATCATCGGGAGCAGAATGCGCTCCGAAAAATCGTCGAGCGACAGGAGCATATCCGCCGAAGTGAACGACACGTCCACATGCTTCTGGTACGACATGGTGAGGACGGTCTGCTGTTCCGCCGTATCCTGCACCGACAGTGCCGGGCCGTCGGTGACGGTGTAGTCGTTCGGCAGCCGGATGCGAAGCTGCGAGCCGATCTTTTCGCCATTCTTTCCGAAATCGGAATCATACTGGCGGTTGAGGTTCTTGATGAAGGCGTTGGAGTTGACAAACAGCGGGATAGCTTCCCGCGTGATCATCGAAATAGTGAGAAGCTGATTGGCCATCGTGGTTCCCTGCTCTGGCTCTGTGCACGATATCCCCGTGCATTCCGGGTCGCGGGCCTCAGCCGCGAGCAAAGCTGGGAGGGAACCACGGGAATTTTTAGCGCCCGGACGCCTCGTTTAATTCCTGCCAGAGCCGAAGCGCTGTCATTCTACATTAGAGAACTTCTTCCGTCTAGTCCTGTTGCGCTCTTCGTACCACTTGTCGTCCGGAATTTTCTCGTCCGCAAGATCCACGCGCTGGGCCGACACTGCCCGGTTGCCTTTAAGCTGGTTTACCGGGGGCGGGGCCTTGGACGGGGTTTTAGAGGTCGTGGGAGGTGCCTGCACCATTCCCATCTTGACGAACTCGTTGCGCCGCCGTGCGGGTGGCATGTTCATGACCCGGTCATACAGTTCCGGGTTAGAACCCAGTGAATACAACACCACATGGGGATTGTCGGTAGCCAGAATGTCCACCATATCGTTGATGTTGACGCCACCCATCTTCGGCAGCCGGTCCAGCGCCCTGCTCCACTTGTCGCCGTAAGTTTTGCGACCGTCTTCGTCCGCCCGGTTGGAGTCCTCGTTGTATTTCTCCTGCATCCGTAGCTGTTGAGCCGCGATCTGCACCGCTTCGGGGGTCTGGGGCTGTTGCGCCGGCTGCTGGTCGTCGCCGGGCTGGCGCGAGGCGATGGTGCGCAACGATTCGTTTTCGCCCTGCGCCTCGCGGTTCTTTCGATACAGCCGGTCGATCTGGCGGTCGCGCCAAGTAGTTTCGCGCTCGATCGTCTTGGCCACCTTGCGCTTGATTTCCGGGGGTAGCGAGTCTAAATCCAGTTCGTCGTCATCGTCGCCAGAACCGCCTTCGCCACCGGAATCGTCGTCCGATCCTTCGTCTCCACCATTATCACCAGAACCGCCTTCAGGCAACGTCCCTTCCGCGCCCTGCTGGTCGTCTCCTTGCAAAGTCGCGTCGTTAGGCGGGTCGGTGTCGCTGGACTGACCGCCCCCGCCATTACCTTCTCCATCAGCCATTGGCAGAAACGAAGCGGTGGACAAGAAACGATTGCGAAGCCACATGGCTATTACTCCTGTTACTAGGTGCTTATTTGCACACGGTGGAAAGTTGTTTCATCTGGGCGCGGGCTTCAGCTTTCGCGGCTTTCATCAGCGCCTTGTCTCGCTTGATTTCTGCCGCTCGCTGCAAGGTGCGAAGAGCGTCCTGCGCCCGGTACTTACTGTCGTCAGACGACATGGGCGACGGGGAATCTGATACGATCTTTACCGGGACCGGCTTTTGTTTGACGCTTTTGGCAGCGGGTTTGCGAACTAGCTTGTCATGCAATCTGTTTTTCATTTCCAAGTCTCCGTTGCAACAGTTCCTGAGCGCGGGGTGAAGTAGACGACGCGTGTTCTTCCAGCAGTGCCTTATAAATTGCGTCCTTCATCGGAGCCGTGGTTTTAGCTTCTGACAACATCTGAACCAGCCGGGCGCGAGCCAACGTCACGAAGTAAGTCCAGCCGGGCGGTCCGGGTTTGATACGGCCATCGGGGCCGACTGCATAACCCTTTTTGTAATGTTCCCACGTAGGGTAGGTCTGGCGAAATCGCTTCGAGCGTTCACGGTCCTCCGGACTGGCTCCGAACATGTCGCCACCGGCCTGCTCATAGAACACGCCAGCCAGTTCCTTGGCAACGCTGCGAATAGTGCGCTCAGTCATGACCGTTACTTCTTGTTGAAGCCCTTTAGTTCGGCAGCCAGCCGGGCGCGGGCTGCCGTCTTCTTATTCTTGGAATGTTCAGCCTTCTTCAGCTTCGACGCCGAAATAGTCTCGTTATTCCTGACGCCGAGCGACTTGCGCAGCGCACCCTTGTTTTTTACGGCACCCTTGATCCAGTCTTTGGCCATTTACTTGCTCCGATGCTTGCGCTTCTTGGCCTTATCAGCGGCGTTGAACTCCTTAGCCACTTTCTGTGGAATGCCGGCTTCCTTGGCAAACTTCGGATTGTGGGCTGCTGCCGCCATGAACTTAGCCTGTTTCTTGGATTTGCTAGGCATCACATCGCGTCCTTGTTGGTGAATGGGTTGTAGTCCACGGGCTTCAACGGGAACGGAATCCCGGACGTGAACAACGGGAAACCCTTGCCGATCGCAGCTTCCTTCATTTCCGGAGGGATGTCAAAATAATAGACCTTGTTGTTAGGTCCTTTCAAATGTGCTAAACCTGCTTCCGCGTCTTTGCGGGTCTTATGCCCGTCAGCAGGAGTGGCCCTGCTAAGGCTTGGACCTTCCACGAAAAAGTGCCCATCCCTCTCCACGATACCAAGGTCACCATGTTTACCGGGAATTTCAGACGTCTTGACTTTCACGCCCCATTTTTTACCCAGTTTCTCGACCATCTTGGGCAACATGTCGTCGTAAAAGCCCTTCATACCCTCGCCGCCGACCTTGAGATCAATACCTCCTACTTGCCTTACTTCTCCATGCGGGGGTAGATTGTCAGACATCAATTTTTCAGCTACTTCTTTACCCACATAATCAGGGAGGTCTTTTACAGAAATATTTTGTTTACGAAAAACGTCTCTACCTCCCTTTTCCCCTACAAGTGTTTGGGTTTTTTCATTGTACGACACATGGTCTAGCTGTTTGCTCAAATCATACCGCGCCGCCTGCGCCTCGCCCGGCGTCCACGAAATCCGGTCCTTACCCTCGTCGGCAGCCATGCGAATCATGCGCTTTAGCGCCAGTTCGGGCCAAGCCGTCTTGAAAGGAGCATCAGGAACTAGACTTGCTTGATTAGCTTCCACCCGGTAGTCAATAGCTCTATTGATCGCGTCAATGGGTTTTTCGTCTTCTCGGCGGTGTATTTTGATGAACAGACTTCCGTCTTTGTCTAGGATTTCCCAGTACGGGGTATTATGCACAAGGACCTCTTTAGCCGAGAATCCAGTAGGGTCGATAGTTTGTTTTTCGCCTTTATACCCTTCCTTCCTTCCCGCTTGGTGCCAGTCGCTCTGGATTTCTTCAAGGTGCAGCGACGGCTTGCCCGCAACGTCGCGCTCATTGGTGCGCACGTGAGCCAGAACGTTAGGTTCGTCCCAGTGAGAAGAGCGATAATTATCGCTGCCCTTAGGCAATTCACCATATAGCTCTTGGTATTTCTGCTGCGCTTCCTTGATATTATCAATACCACGGTTCTCAGCAAACATTCGCAACTTTTCTAAATCAGAATTTAATGGCAACGTCAACAAGTGTTCGCGGTAGTTCTCGCCGCCCGGAAGCTGGTAATTAGAATAACGAGTAATTGTTGGGGGCGTGTAATCAGTGATCCCAAAACTCTCATTGGCAAATTCTAGTAATTCGGCGTCGTCGGGCGCTTTTACCCCATACATGTCTTCATATTCTTTGTTTAATACTTCTCTCATATCGGGAGTTAGTTCTTTTACCCCTTTAGTAACATCTTTTATCTCGACTTTGTGTTCGTCGAGATAACGCTGCACGTCAGCCTTGGACACCTTATCTTTTTGCCCGGCTAGCCAGTCGCCCAGTCCGGTCCACTGCATTTCTTCGGCCTTGAGGCCCGGTTGGTTCTTCAGCCAACCCGCCCATTGCTGCGGGGACATCGTGTCCTGCGCTGCGTTGGTTACGGCGTGTTCTAAGGCCGAATAAAAGACAGGCGCGGGCTTCGAAGCGTTGGCAGCACCAGCGATGGCCATTCCGGGCTGAGAAGTATCTGACAACAGCCCTAATTTACGGGCGGCTTTAAGCTGTCGCTCAGCTGGGTTTTCTTGCAGGGTGGGCTTGTCACCGTGCTGTTCAAGCCAGTCCTGTACTTCCTTTTTTGAGCGGAAGCTTACCAGCGGTTCCCAGTACCCAGAACGGTCGGTACCTTTGGGAACAATGTCGTACACTGGCTTGTTTTGTTCACGCCAATATTTTCTGGCTTCCTTTTCTCCGGCTTCCGTACCGGGAAAAAACTTGTCCTCTTTAGTCAAAAGGTTACGGACTATTAACCCAGACGGTTCGGATGGGTCGGACGGGACAATTTTCCGTTCCCCGTTTATGTATTGATAGGCACTGTTCTTGTTGTAAATCTGGTGCGTGCCCGGGCCATTCTTGTCACTCGGGATGATTTCGTAGTTCGGGTGATCAAATTCCATTTTAGTTCGCCTCATTGGTCCACTACCAAGTGTACCAACTCCCGGCTTTTCAAACAAGATAGAACCGCCGGCCAGACCGGCCGTATCCTGCGCGCGCTCAATAGCCTGTTCCGACGTATGCCCAGTGCGCGGGTCCCACATCTGGACTTCACCAATCGCCACGTCGCGGGGCAGGCTTACGCCGGATCTTACCATCCGCTCGGGCCAGAACTGGAAGCGTTCTTCGCCGCCCGCGCCGGTTATCTTGTCTAGCAGCCGGTTGCCCGTTCCCCTGTCGTAAGCTTCGTTAGCGGCTCTGCGCACACCCGCAACGCTATTGAATTCGCCTGTCGGCGACGTAGGGTCCGGAACCACATTGATAGACTCCACGTAGTCGCGGAACTTCTGGATCATCGCGGCTAGCGGGTTCTCGGGCTGTGTAACCTTGCGGCTAAGCGAATTTTCGGGCTGCACGGTTATAACCGTGGCATTGGGATCGACCATCGAGGCGTCGCCCTGCACGGCGGAACGTACATAGTCGTCCTCAGTCATCGGCTGCGTCACGTAATCAAGAGGGTTGGCCATTTAGCAGGCTCCCTACGTCTACTTGGTAATATTGGCCGTTCTGTTTAATATAATGGTGACCATCAGGCGCTTGGCGCGGCTCGTGGAAGTCGGCGTCGTCTTCCGGCTGCTCTTCCTGCTGGAAGCCTTGCTCGCGATCCGGCTCCACATCGATGGGCAACCGTTCGTCCTGTGCCTTGCGCTCGCCCATCATTTCCTGCACTACTTGCTGGATCATGGCGCGGAACGTGTTTTCGTCACCTACGCGGCTAAGATCAAGCTGCGTATTGGCAACGGCTGTAAGGCGTTCAGTATCGGCACGATACTGTTCAATATCTGAACGGCGATAATCGTTGCTAACCTTCGACGCCTTGAGATTGATGTCGGCCGTCTGGTCGCGCAGCTTGCGGTCCTTTTCGGAAAGTTGCTGCAGCAATTCCCCAATCTGTTGCCCCGCCTGTTGCATCTGCATTTGCAGCTGTTGCACCATCGGGTTTAGTTCGGGGTTGTCGTCAAGCATCCACGGCGTGAGTTGCTTGATCTTGCGGCGCAGACGCTGTGCAATGTCGTCCGCCATCGGGAAATCGGCTGACAGGAACATCAAATCACCAATTTCGTTCATCATGTCCGGAGAACCGGTTACGATTTGAACGAAAGCGTTCCAAGCTTCCTGCCGCTGCGTGGCGTAAGCCGGGCCGGGCTGAGCCTGCACCTTGTAACGCCCGATGTTAGGATTTAGGACCGCCGAGATCTTGTCGCCGTCCTTCTGCTCGTCGTACGCCATCGATGCGTTCGGGTCGATGGTCAGCATCCGCTCGGTATTGTCCTTATCTAGAATTTGCACTACCTGCTTGGTATCGTAGCAGTGCGGAATCCAGTCAAGCAGGATCATGCCCGCGTACTGTATGCCAAGCGCTTGGTTGTCGATGAAGTCGAACGTCAGAATGTCGCTCATACGCTGGCTGTTTGAAATGGCAACACCGGAACGCTCGCGCTGGGGCTTGCCGAACTGGGCCGGGCCTTGGCCGGACGCCATTTCCAGTTCTCGCGACGCGATTTCCATGCCCGCGATATAAGCTTCTGCCGATTTGGCGGGATCGATGCGCTGGGGTGGCGGAATGGGGTCGCCGTCGCGGTCCTTGTGCCGATAGGTAAGCAACGCCTTGTTGTCGATGTTGGACCGGTTCCACGCGTTCTCGTTGCCGGCGATAGATTCCAACGATGCAATCCAGTTGGTCTTGGTAGACAGCGCAGCGGCTTCCGCTTCGGCCGACGAGTTATAATTGTACATGCGCTGCGCGTCTTTCATCGAGCGCGTCAGGCCCTTGCGGTCAAGACGGTTCTGGATCACGCGTTCCCGGCCGACAAAGCGCACGATGGGAATGAACTTGGTCTTATACTCGCGACGTTCCAGAATGCGGTGCGCGCCGATCTTGAACCATTGCAACTGACGAATTTCGGTCGGGCGCGTCTGTACCATGATGTCGGGGCCAGCAGTTCCGTCCTTGACGGCGGCTTCCGCCTCGCGGAGCGCGCGGCGCATCCCTTGCGGCACTTCGGAACGGAAGAAAGTAGCTTCCTTGTCGCCTTGCTTAAAGTAAACCAGTTCTTCTTTCTTGACGTTGATACGGTAATATTCCGCCACCCGCACGTGTTCGGGCTTTACCCAGTCCGCACCGATACCTAGCCCGAACGGCTCCGAACCTACGGGGGCTGCCTCGCCGTATTGCCTCTCGTACTCCCGGCGCGGGATATCCTCGAAGATAAACCCGTACATTGCGTCCGACCCGTTCTTCTGCTTGATGTCGGGGTCTAGGAACACGTTAATGTGGTTTTGTACCGGTTCGATACGCAGTTCTTGGCTGAACGACATCGGGTCCGGGTAAACGCTGACGACGCGGAAATACCCGATACCACCTTCAACTTGGCTCTGGGCCGCGTCGTCATATATAGTAGACGCGCTCGACAAATATTCGATGTTGCGAATAAGGGCCTCAACGCCCTGCGCCGCCTGAAACGAACTCTCGTTGCCAGCGGGTTTAATCGTAATGGCGGCTTTGTTCTGGCGGCTGTCGTTGACCACCAGATTTACATGGTTCTGGACCTTGTTGATGGTCAGCGCCGGGCGACGGTTGATCATACGGTCGCGGCGCAAATCGTCTGGCCATTGCCAGCCGTTGTCCGCGTCGCCGTTCGCGAACTTCACGTCCTGCACATATAGATCGCGGAAATCGGATTCCCATTCCGAGCAATACTGGAAGCGCTCGTAGCCTTCCTGCAATAGCCGCCGGTCCTCTTCCGGCATGTCGTCTTCATTAATGGCGCTGACTTGAGGAAGACCTTCGCTGTCCTGTACGTCCATCTTGAACTTTGGCTGGTCGGAGCGCGGCGTCCGTGGTTTTCTAGCCATGTCAGCGCATCCATCCAGTATTTACTGCCGTTTCGCCATACGTGGGAATTTCCACGAAGTCGCGCCCGAAATCGTCCTGCTTCTCTTCGCGTTCGTAGATGTCGGGCTGCAGACTAAGCGCGAAGTGCCCTATGCTATCGGCCGCATGACTGGCCCAGTTATGTAGGGGTTCCGCCGTACGTTGCTGCCGCTCATTAACGCCGTACTGGTAGTGCTGAAGCGCCAGCACGCCTTCCGACGTTTCCTTTTCCGCGAAAAACAGGCGCGGGAAGATCGACCGCACGGCGTTAATTCGCGTAACCGGTTTGGTGGCTGGAATGGGGCGCGGCACGCGTTCATAACCGAAAGCCTCGCGAGCCTGAAACAATATGGAATGACGAGCAGCCAGAACTTTGTGCGCCGCGTCGTGTGGCAGGATTATCTTACCGACGCGATACTTGCGTTCATCAATGACATCCAAATAGTGAGAGAAATCATAACCGGTGTTCCCGTAATAATCGATGACTGCAAAGTCCATCCCGACTTGCTGAATGAACCACACGGCTGTGGCATCCGACCTACCAAGGTCGAAACTGACCGTAACAGGCCGGGTCTTGTCGTACTTGATATGCGGGCTGATTCTGCAAGGATTGTCGGTGAGAGCAGCGGCGAGTTCGCGTGCATAAATAGCGCCGGACAGCGTTTTTCGGGTCTTGCCACACCACACAGTGAGGTAATTGTCATAATCCTTGGCCTTCGCGTCTTCCATCTGGGCGCGCAGGATCTCGGGGAACCATGGGTTGTCCCAATAGTTGATCTCGATGACCAGTGCGCCACTAGGCGGGTCCAGCACAAACCGCTTGTACGTCTCGTCGGTAGCCAGTTCCGGGTTAAACTCCACCCAGATTTCTGACCCCTTGCCGAAGGGGCCATGTGGCGGGTCGCGGCGCACGGTCGGCAGCAACGCTTCCCAAGCACCGTTGGAAATGAACGTCGCCTCGAACACAATGCAAAGGTCGATGGCTTCGTAGGACTTGATTTTGTTGAACTGGTTCTTCAGGCCGGCGAACACGAACCGTGTGCCGTTCCCGGCGCGAATTTCGTTGTCATACGGCTTATAGACGTGTTCCAGCCCCAGTACCGAAATCTGGTCGCAAATTAACTTGTAGACGGATTCGTCGATCGATTGCTGAACTTCGCGGGTACACAGCACGAACAGCTTTTTGGACGCCCCCAGAATCAATGCAGCCCGCACAAAGTCCCACGACTTCGACCCGCCGCGCCCACCGTGCAGCACCTTGTAAGGAGCCGCCTGCGTAAGAATTGGCCGCGCCTTCTCGGGGAACTGAACCCTAAGCTTGGGTCGGGCTGCCTGCATTACTGCTGGTACCCCCACGAATTGACCGTAACCGACGTGGCTCCCGCTGCCGCTGTAGTGGTCACCGTAACCGCCGTATTGGCAGCCGACGCCGGCAGGCACGGGTTAAACGACTGCGACAACACCACCGGAGCAGTTGCAGACGACATCACATATGTCTGTGACGTTGCGGGGCCGGCGACCACGGGATTGATGGCTGCCGTGCCCCCGACCGCGCCGACGTTAAAACCGCAAATGTAAGTCGTCTTGCCGGTAGCCGCCGCGAGCGTTCCGACCACCGCACCCGTGGTGCCGGTGGCGTTGCCGTGAATGATCGTAGCCCCGGCTGGGGCAACCGTACCGCCAGTTACGGGCAGCGGGTGGCTGGGATCGATCGGCTGGAACGAGCATTGCGTAGTTCCAGATGCAGACGTGCAAATCTGGTAGCCGGGAGTAACGGGGTTCGGCGTCTGGGCCAGCGCGCCGAACGACAACAGCCACAGGAACAGTAGAGCTAAACCCGATTTGGTCATTTCACGTCCCCTTTGCAAGCTTGCGAACGTCGATCTCGCCTTCTGGCGCTACTTGGTCGATGACGTGCTGAAACTGAAATTCGTGGCGGTACTGCCCGTCAGGCAACTTGTCGTCGGTGCGCACGACCCGCATCAGGACCATCTGGACATTTAGTTCAGTGCCGTCGTCTAGCAAGAACTTTAGCATCGGATTGTTGATTGCGGTGAAGTCTACGCGCTTCGGCATTCGGGTCGCCCTGTCTACTAAAAGGCTCCCCGGTTTTTACGCCGGGGAGCTAGTCAAGGGAGGAAACGCCCAAGGAGGGCTGGTTTAGGTCGGTGGCTTAGGGTTCCGCCGACCAAGTGATAAGACCACCAGTCGCCGCGCCCATCAGATTGGCGACGTTACCCGCAGTAAGCGCCGTGGCACCGGTGGTGCAGAGCAGCGTGGACTGCTGGGTAGTGGTCGAAGACGAGACTGCCGCGATGGAAGTTCCGCACGCCTGCGCCGTACCATCAGACTTGGTGACGGCAAACGAGATCGTGGTGCCGACGGTTACCGACGGAGCCATGCGCATCGCGACCGGAAAGTTAACCAGAGCCTTGGCCAGTGCCGTGGTGGTGGCAATGCCGGGATGGTAATAAACGGTAGCCGCGCCGTCCGTCAGAACGTACGAGTACGCCTGCTGGAGAACTGCTTCATACGCCGCAGGGCGGCGCTGGAACGCCGTCGGGGAAGTCAGGCCGTTCGGAAGGTTGGCGGTAGCCGCACCACTAAGAGGCTGCAACTGCGCGCCGATAAGCTCGAACCATTCTGTCGAGCCGCCGGTTCCCGATGCCGGGGTGTAACAAACCTTGACGCCAACGCCCGTGATCGCCGTTCCCGAGGAATTGGTCGCCGGAATCGGAGCATAAACGCCGTAGCGCGTCCAAGTCGTGGTGATCGGCAACGACGCAACGCCCGACGACACAGTAACGGTGGTCGCGGGCTGCGACGAACCGCCGCCGATGGCGTTGGTGTAGCCAGTAACCGTAGCCTTCATGAACGCATCGGTGTTGGTGCCAGCCGTGGCCGAATCCACTGCCGTGTAGTAAGCCACGTAGACTTGGAGCGTGTTGTTCGCCACCGCCGACAGGCCCGCGCCGGCCAGAGCGTAGAACGAGAACACCGCGTTATTGCCGATCAGCGGTGCCGCCTGCTGCGAATCCAGCACTTGGCCCGCGCAAATCTGCGTGGTGTTGGTGCCGGACGGACGCGACACGCGCATCGAGGCGTAGAACCCGGAAGTCGGAATAGTGTCCGAGGCTCCGGTCTGCTTCGACACGGTGACCGTGTTACCGGACGAATAGACCGCCCAGCGGTCGGCGGCGATCGCCGAGGTGGTCGGGGTAGCCGCCGACAGCGGTGTAGTTCCGCGCTGCCACAGGTTGGTAGTAAAATCGCCGCCGATCAGAAGGTTGGTCTTGGCGTTAACCGAGCCGAGATAGGCGCTTGGAACGAGAACGGTCTGGGGCTGCTGACCCTGCGTGTAATTGGTGTCCGCCGGAATCAGGAAGTCGCCCGAATAGGACGGGCCGGCCGGAACGGTGACGTTGCACACCTGCGCAAAACCGGACGACGAGCCGGGGAACGTCGAAGATCCCGTGCCGGAACCCGTGCCCGACCACGACGAGCAGTAGGACGGTGCGCCGACGATCGGAAAACCGGGAAACATTCCCGCCGCGAACGACGCGGCGGCAGAGACGACGACTGCGAGGCCTGCGGCCAGCAACCGGAACTTGGTAGATTTGGCCATCTGGCCCCTCCTCATTTAGCGGCATCAGCCCGCCGCGATGGCACGCTTGGAACTAACCAACAACGAGCGAAAGCACGGTCCCGTCATGCATCAATTGCACATGAGACACATCATTTAAATCTACATGCTCACGATGGGTAAGATAATCAACCATGCCAGTGCAAAGCAACTCAACGATTTCAGGGTCCACATGGTTAGACGGCACGTCTATATGGTGCTTCACCCATTCTGGGCGCGATTCCAGAATGGGTGACCCTAACACTGCCATGGACATGAACTTAACCGCCAGTCCCAACATCATCCTGTCTCTTACTGCTGTTGCATTTAAAACAGCCTCGAAGTCCTTAACGCCCACGTGGAACAGCCCTAAGCTGGCGTCACTCATTTTTCGCTTTCCGACTTCACGAACTCAATTTCCATTGACAGCGGAATGGCCTTACCATTCGGGCCGGAGTGTTCATGTCGTTCAGTGTTGAAACGGGACGGCCGACGACCGCGAAGCATCAGACCCATGAGCGAATCGCTGTACTCGGTGGTGTGGCCAACTAGCGTTCCCTGCTGGTAAACAGGACGATCGACACCGTCCACAGCCCGACGGATTGCCTCCTGCTCGATGATGTCGGTGCCCGCCTCTTCGGCCGCGCGATAACGGTCCGCAAAATCGTCGGTACACAACCCGGTTGCCAGGTCACGGGTGGATTCAGATTTGTTGATCCAGTTGATAACAGTTTCGCGGCTCACATTAGCAGCATAAGCCGAAACTGCCAACGTGTTGCCTTGGCGTATTCCCTGCAACACGATTTCTTCAAGCTGGGGCGACCGCTTGGCCCCGAACTTATTGTGGTCCGGGAACATGTCCTTGAATTGCTCCCGAATCTTTTCGGCAGCCTTAGACGCCCGTTCAAACCGTGCCTTACTAACAGCACGCGACTTTTCCATGCGAATGGCCGCAGCACTTCGAGGCTTTGGTCCTGAGGTCGGAATTTTGATGTTCCCCAACATGCGCCCGCGTGGCGCTTTTAAGCGAATTGGACCATACCACGGCGCGCCGTCCGTTTACAAGACCCCGTTCTCTGCTAGCTTTAATTCCACTCCTGCTACTCTTCGATATATACCCTAGATGAAACGAAACCCCGTCCGACGGGCCTCGACGCCCCCTTCTACCCTTTCTTTTATTTTTATTTATTTAAGAAGAAAAAAGAAAAGGGGGTCCGGGAGGGGTACCTGTTGGCGTCCGGCGCGCGACAGCCCGTCGTCCGAGGCTACCTCGACGAATACGCACATCCCTAGAAGGGCTAGTCGAGGCCCGTCCGACGGGGGTTTGCGTGATGTAGACTATCTCTACCATTGCTAGCTTCGGATGGCTTCAGCGGTGCTTCCGTACCCTTAAGGGGTTCTCTGGAAGACTCCCTGACCCTCTGCCCTACCTTGACGGCGCGGGCAGAGGGTGCTTCAATAGGAGCATGTTTGAGGGGAAAGGTGCCAATCCGAACCCTCAAACACCGGTCCCGACTAAAACACACTTCGGGCCGCGACACAATAGGACATGCTCATGCCCCCCCGTACACGTTCCCACAAGCAGACCATTGTGTGGCAGTGGCTCCACAGCGAGCCTGCCCCGTCCAGTGAATACGGCACCGTGGTTCGCGCGTTGCGCGGCCGGATGGACATGCCACACCGTTTTCCAAATCGCCGCTATCTTTATGACTACATGACGGCGCGGGCCAAGATCGATCCCGCCGCCGCCGAACGCGTCGTCGATTTGATGTGGTCTTCCTACTACGCCTTCAACCAGAAGGTTACTAGCGCCTCGTCGGCCATCACCTCGCCTTCGGCCGGCTCCAATTCAGATGGCGAGCCTAAGCGCGCCGATTTTCAGGTGCTGTCGCGCCTAATGAATGGGACGCCGCAATGACCGTGTCTAAGCTCGACCAGATGTTGTCGGATCTCGGGCTGTCCCTTAGCGACGACATGCTGTCCGCTTGGTACAGCCAAGCTCTGGAACAAGGCAACGCTGATTATCTGGCTCGTCAGGCGTCTGGTGAAAAGAAGCCCAACGCAGGCGACTGTATGCGGCGGGCCACCATGGCCGCGTTTAAGGCGGTTTTTGTTCTTGGGGCTACCGCCGTAATCGATCGGCAAAAGAAAGCAAACTGATGCCCGTCGCCCTTCTTATAGCCCCGACAGCCCCGCTGGCCGAACAGGCGGCCACTAACTGGGGCTGGTGGTCGCACAATGTTCTGCGCGGCGAGTACCGCCGCCCCGATACTAACGAAATCGTGCGTTTCCTGTACGACATGCCCGGCACGACTAAGGGTCTATCTTGGGGTACCACGGTCTATTTTGCCGAGGGTTGCGCCAACCGGCGCGACTGGGAACAGATCAAGGAATATCTGGCTGCCGGAATTTTTATAGAGGGCGACCCTCATTTGCCACCGCCGCGCCCTAGGCGCAGGAAGGACGCCGTCCGATGACCCCGCGCGACCTGCTGTTGACTGCAGTGGTTCTGGTTTTTGTTTGCAGGGTTTATGCTTGAAGATGGCCGCGAATATCTTGCTGGGGTACTTTTGTTGGGCGCGGCTTTGTGTTTTTATACGCTGTCAACTATATAGGAGTTTGTAATGACCCCCACGGCGGAAGAACGGTACGAGGCGGTGGTTGAGAATTTGCGCCGCGAGCTTGCGAAACTTTATGACGTTGAGATCGGCGTCGGAGTTCTCAAGGGTAATAGCGATTTGTTGAAAGTCGCAATGTCGCTCGCCCTCCGCCTCGCCTACGAGGACGGGAAGCGGGATGAGCGCGAGGCGTGCGCTGTAGAAATCGAACAATTGGCGGTAGCCCAAGGCAACGCAGAGTGCTGCGGC